GGCGGCAAGCGAGCCCGTCTCAATGAACTCGGTCATCATATTCTGGGGAAGCACCATGCGCGCCTGCTCGGGCGGAATCTGGTTCGCCAGTAGATGATTATACTCGTCCACTGAGTGGCAGCAGTGCATCTTCAGATACTGCATGAATCGCTCGTCCTCGAGGTGGACATCGTCATTACTCCCCTGCTTTTTACCCGGGGCCCGTGTCCGAAGGTGAGGAATGTGAAAGGTCGGGGGATCGTCCACATACCTGCGACTCACTTCATTCCGCGAGAAGCCGATGGTATGGCGAAACCACTCGCGCGCCATCCAAATCGGCATCTTCAGTCGGAACCGCAGCTGGGGGTGGAAGAAGGGCGATGTGTGCTCGTGGTCCGCCAGATACTTGATGAGCTTGGCGTCCTTCTCCGTGAACTCATCCACATGCTTGCCCAGCGATACACGGGCAGCATTGACCACGGTCAGATCGTCTCCGAATGTCTCCAGCAACTCGACATTGCAGTCCTCGAACATGCTCATGCTTCTATCTCTTCCTCGAGCTCGTAAACCTCGTGAGATGACGCGCGCCCGAGAACATTATGCGCACAACATCCGATGCCGCACGCAAGAACCAACAGCGCCACGACAAGTGCCGTAATCTGGTCTTGGTCGGGGGTCATACCCGTTTTCCATTTAGTGTCTATAAGTGGAGTTCAGACATGGAGGTGGTCGTGGCTCGGTACAAGGAGGACATTGAGTGGACCAAGACCCTTCCGTACAAGGTGACTGTCTACACCAAGGACGATTGCCTTCTTCCCAATATCGGACGAGAGGCCCACACATACCTGTATCACATCATTACTCGGTGGGACAGCCTTGCCGACTATACCGCCTTTGTCCAGGGGTATCCGTTTGACCATGCTCCCGGGCTTGTCGAGGATCTTGCTCGGGCCCCGACGGACTTTCGACACCTGGGACCTCATCTTTCCTGCGACCGCGATGGTTGGCCTCATCACGGTGGACTCGGAGTGGGAAAGATTGCAGATTCCGTTGGTCTCGTTCAAACTGAGTTTCCATTCAGTGCAGGTGCCCAGTTCGTGGTGTCGCGTGAACGAATCCGTTCCAGACCGCTTGAATTCTACCACGTCTTGATGTCGGTTCTGGTCACCCGCCTCAACGAGACCCCGTGGGTCTACGAACGACTGTGGCAGAGTATTTTTATGGGATCCGTATAAATGCACACACGCCGTCATCGCATGCTCTTCAAAGAGTGGGCTGCCCAGGAGGCTCGTGAGATGTCCCACAAGGGGAAGCGCTTGACCTTTCGCAAGTGGGCCGCACAGGAATTGAAGGAAAAGGCGCACCCGAATCATCCGTCCTTCAAGAAGTGGGCCAGGCAGGAGATGCGCGAGAAGTCTCACACACGCAGGAGGTCGTAGGTGCCCGTCTGCTTCAAGAGCAGAGCGACTGCGGCAATGATGCTCGACCAACTCGCGTAGTAGCACCAGAGGGTTGCAGGAGACTGTGTCGAGAGGCCATATGTGTAGCCTATGAAGGGAAAGATCCAAAATGCAGCCAGAAGCGAATACCCCTTCTTCCATCCGAAGATCATAGGCATTGCAATCAGAGTGACCCACACGCTATAGAAGAACGACTTTGATACGCCATTGGCATAGTCTTTTGATCGTGACCAGTCGAGATGTTTCTCCTTGTTCACGACAGTACATGGTTGCTCTGGGTCGCAAAGATACGCGTACTCCACGACCATGGTGCCGACCACCAGGAGTACCCATAAAATGAGATACGGTCGCAGCGTTTCCAAGGGGTACACGAACAATGCACCAAACGCGGGTGCAATCGGCTGCAGTGCGAGGGAGATGGGTATGAGCGTTGCGGTGACCAGCTTGTTGGTCTCTGTGCAGCCCTCCTTAGGATTCTCGGACCACAACAGATACTCTGCGAACTGCATAGAACACCATCCGATCAGTGTCACACCTAGCCATTGGAAATATGGACTGCCCGAACTCAGCAAGTACACAATGGCAACAAACGACACCGTAGAGGTGTACAAACTCGAGTCCTTGCTGTAGCACATTGTTCACTCGAGCATATTAACTTTCATGTGGCGTGTGTGGAAGAACAATGTCAGTCGAAGTCGTCATGGGCCCCATGTTTGCGGGGAAGACATCCTATGCATTGAGCGCGATTCGGAAGCACACTGCGTTGGGACAGCGTGTACTTGTCATCAAGCATTCGTGTGACACGAGGTTCGGAGTGACATCCGAAATCACAACGCACGATGGAGACTCGCTTCCGTGCTTGACGACAGACACGCTGAACAGTGTAACAGATGACATGTTTGCAAGCTGCGATGTCATTTTGATCGACGAGGCTCAGTTCTTCTATGCCCTGGTCCACTTTGTTCGTGAGGCTGCTGAGCACCGTCATAAATCGGTATATGTGATTGGACTGTCGGGCGATTACCGCCGCCAGCCCTTTGGTGAGATCCTTGCAGTTGTTCCGTATGCCGACACTGTCACCATGTTGACTGCCATTTGCTCGTGTGGGGACTCTGCACACTTCACGCGCAGGTTGAACCCGAATTCAGGTCAGGTGGTCATCGGAGGTGCCGAATCGTACGCAGCAGTGTGTCGTGCGTGTTTTGTGGGGTAGTCGTCGCGCCCACTATTTTTTCTTGCGATGGAACATAACAGCAATATGGGTGGTGGTCTTCTTCAGCTCGTGAGCTATGGCGCGCAGGACATCTACATCAGCGGCAACCCCCAGATCACCTTCTGGAAGGTGCTGTTCAAGCGCCACACGAACTTCGCCATGGAGTCCATTGAGGTCACCTTCAACGGCCAGGCGGACTTCAACAAGCGTGTGACGGCGATCATCAACCGTAACGCGGACCTGATGTACCGCACCTATGTGCAGGTGGTTCTCCCGGCGGTCGACCTCAGCGCCGCGGGCACGGTCGCGAACTCGGTGTCTCGCTTCCGCTGGCTCAACTATGTGGGCCACCGTCTCATCAAGACGGTTGAGCTCGAGATTGGCGGCCAGCGCATCGATCGCCAGTACGGCGACTGGATGCAGATCTGGACGCAGCTCACCCAGGATGCGGGCACGGTGCGCGCGCTCGACGAGATGATCGGCAACAGCCACGACCTCGTGCTGATGAAGAGCACGACGGGTTATGCGCTGGACCAGTCGTGCTCGGGCGCCGAGCTGACGAACTCGTGCGCGCCGCGCGCGGGCACCCCGGCCAAGACGCTGTACATCCCGCTCCAGTTCTGGTTCTGCCGCAACCCGGGCCTGGCGATCCCGCTGATCGCGCTCCAGTACCACGAGGTGCGCATCAACGTGGAGTTCGAGCAGTGGATCAACTGCTCGTACACGGAGCTCAAGTCGGGCCAGTCTGTGCCGACCTCCATCCAGTCGCTCACGGCCGCGTCGCTGTACATCGACTATGTCTACCTGGACACGGAGGAGCGCCGCCGCTTCGCCCAGCAGACGCACGAGTACCTCATCGAGCAGCTGCAGTTCACGGGCGCCGAGTCGATCACGAGCTCGAGCAACAAGATCCAGCTCAACTTCAACCACCCAGTGAAGGAGCTCATCTGGGTGTGCCAGCGCGACTCGTTCGTCGACTGCTCGCAGCCGCCCTCGAACCCGATCGCTGAGGTGAACGGCATGCAGCCGTTCAACTACTCCGACGACTTCACCACGGAGGGTGTCGTGCTGGATGTGCTGGCCCGCGGCTCGCTGGGCGGCACGGGCGCGGTCACGGTCCCGACGACGGCGGGTGACGGTGCGTCTGGCCCCTACCTCCCGGGTCTGGGTATCCAGCAGGGCCCGTCGCTGGCTGGCTCGAGCTGGCTGGACACGAGCGGCAACGTCGGCGACCAGGGTGCGCTCTTCGAGGACACGACGAACTACCTGCTCGCCAAGGTTCTGCTGGACTCGGGCGTCAAGTGCTCTGGCAAGAACCCGATCGAGGTCGCCAAGCTGCAGCTCAACGGCCAGGACCGCTTCACGGAGCGCGAGGGACGCTACTTCAACTATGTGCAGCCGTACCAGCACCACACGCGCACGCCGACGGTGGGCATCAACGTGTACTCCTTCGCGCTCAAGCCCGAGGAGCACCAGCCCAGCGGCACCTGCAACTTCTCGCGTATCGACAAGGCCACGCTGCAGCTCACGGTGTCCGTCAACACGGTCCGCTCGGGCCGCACGGCGCAGGTTCGCGTGTACGCCGTCAACTACAACGTGCTGCGCGTGATGAGTGGCATGGGTGGTCTGGCCTACAGCAACTAGAGACCTCCGCGAGGTCGCAAACCCCGTCGAAAACCCAAATACAAAACCACAAATGCGTGTAGAGACCTACAGGCATTTGTGGTAGTAGAGCAATGGCATTCGAAGGTGTGACGTATCGGACTGCCGAGAACTGGCTGGGTGCGATCCCTCTTACACTTGGACCCATCCGATACCTCGAGATTGGAACCTTTTACGGTGCCAACCTGTTTTCCGTTGGACAGACATACGCCGCCCACCCCGACAGCAAGATGGTCTGCATCGATCCGTGGATTGACTATGCCGATTACTCGGAATACAAGACGCAGCAGGAATCGATCTACGAGACCTTTCAGCGCAACCTTGAATCGAGCGGACAGAAGGAGAAGATCACGGTTGTCCGTGGCTTTTCTCATTCCGAGATTCCCAAGTTAGAGGATGAGTCCTTCGACATTATCTACATTGACGGAAACCACGAGCCCGAGTATGTCTGCGAGGACGCCGTTCTCGCCTTTCGCAAGCTCAAGGTGGGTGGAACCATGATCTTTGACGACTATGGGTGGGGTGGCCCTGATCTGACGCAGCGGGGAATCGATGGATTCAGGTCTGCTTACCACAAGCGCATCAGTGCCAACCAGCCGTGCATCGACAGCCAGGTCTTTGTGCGGAAGACTCGTTAAGACACATAAAGAATGAACATGTAATCATTCAAATGTGTACAGTCGAGCCTGTGTGCCTGCCGCGCAGCTGTTCGAACAATGAGAACCGACTGTTCCGAAAGGGCGCGGTTCTATTCAAGGAAGGCCCGACCTCTTCTCTGGAGGGCGAGCTTTACTTCTACACCACCGCAAAGGGAACGTCCTTTCAGTCAATGCTCCCTGCCTACATCGGATGCACGCACGAGTCTGGAAGGAGCACGATTGAAATGGAGTTCATTGAAGGACAGACTCCCAGCTACCTGTTTCGAAACAGACTGCTGACTCGCCCGCTTCTTGCATCGATTGTCGGCGCGCTCGACACGCTGCACTCGTCGAAGTTCGACGACGGATCCATGGTAACCCCGTCTGACATACTGGCTACGTCGGTCACAAAACTGGTAGGTCGCATAGCCGACGAACCCGACATCTACGCCCTTCCCCACATCGAACGGGTTGTCGACGTGATTCGTGAGGTCCTTACGGGGTATTTCATGGGACCGAAGTTTGAGGTGACAAACATCATCCACGGCGATCCTTGGTTTGACAATATGATCGTGGACAAGGAGGGCACGATCAGGCTACTGGACATGCGTGGCAAGATCGGTTCGGCCTTCTCGCTAAAGGGCGACAAGATGACAGACTATGCAAAGCTGTACCAGAGTATCCTGGGGTTTGACTTTCATATCAACAATGAGACATACGATCCCGACTACGAGACGCAGTGTCGCACATGGTTGTCCGAGCTGCTGCCCGTTCCACTCGACGAACCTGTGTTAGAGTGTGTGACGGCGTGCATGGTTCTCCGTACGTTTCACTATTTTTCCGACCGATCGTGCATCCCCGTGATCTACAAGAGCATCGGCAAGCTCGCACTCTTTTCGTTCCTACTTGATGCGTAGACCACCCTTCAGTGCATGGGTTCGGAAGGTATTGACCCTCTGAATGGCAAGTTCCCTGCTATCCTTGGTCAGGTCCAACTTCTCCATCACCGCATCGGGGACGGTAATGATGTGGCACCCCGCGGCCTCGGCACGCTGAATCGTGTAGGGCTCACGAGCACCTGCCCAGAGAATACGACTGTGGCTGCGTCCTTCAAATGCCTCGACTGCATACCGCACGAAGGACGTAGGGTCAACTTGGCTGTCAGAGACTGGACCTGCAAAGACGGATATGATCTCTGGAGCCACGGACGCACTCAAGAGTTCGCGGGCGCGGGCCACTTGCTCGTTCGTGTACAGGGACGTCACATTTATGGGGATCTTGTTCTCCACCGCATACGCAAGCAGTGCGTCATTGTATTCGCCTCGCGTATTGACAATTGGAATCTTCACGTAGATCGAAGCATCGATCGCGTGAATGTCCTTGATCTGCTGAAGTGCCAACTCCACATCGTCCTCCCAGATCTGAAGTGAAAAGGGGCGCCCATTGAGAAACGGCTTTGCGGATGCAAAGACCGATGTATAGACCCGGTCGGTGTGTGTTGACAAGAGTGTGCAGTTTGTTGTGAAGCCCTTTACGGCTGGGTGCGCGCTCCACTTTTCGATGTTCAGGCCGTCGTAGAATATCTCTATCATTTGCTTGACATTGCCATTACTTTCTCCCTAATTCTCCGCTCGGGTGGTTCTGCCTGAACCCTTCTGCGGTAATGCCGTTTGTCTCTGCGATACGAATACCAAGTTGGTCCAAGAACATCATGAATATGACAGACGACACGGATGGCGCGCGATTTGCAGAGTCGGCCTCCACAAAGGTGCTTGTTCCGATCATAAAGTGTTGGTCTACAGCTGTCACTGTGGGAACTGGGTTGTTTGACACTAAGAACTGAGATACATACGGTTTGTTTGACCTGATGTACTCCGTAACGGCAATAAGCTCTGACGTATTTCCCGAGTTGCTGCAGTACAGTATACCATCGCCAGGCCTGAGAACTCCGATGTCTCCGTGGAGCATGTCGGGTACGCTCATGTAGTGACACGAGAGGCCCATGCTCTGCCACGTAGCCACGCACTTTCGAGCAATAAGACCCGACTTGCCGATGCCTGCCAAGTAGACGGTTGCATCTGCCAGTCGTGGAGCAAAGAACCCGACGGCAGATTCGATCGAACGGGCAGATGTCCGAATCTGGTTGACATAGACATCTTCCCAACTGTGGTCCATTGTTATTTTCGGGCAACAATTGCCTTCAAAAACACCGCAGGAAAGTTGAGCGTCTGGACATCTGCGAATGTAAGCCATGCGTACTCGGTGTGGACCCATGGATCCATGATTGGGTGGAAGATGTCTCCGCACATTGACGTCGTAGTCCCATACCCGTGCTTCCCTGCCAAGTAGGACGTAATCCGTTCCATGCACTCAAAGTCGTATTTGGTCGTGATTTTTGGAATGTAGTCAAGGAACTCCAGCTGTTCAACTAGGTCGTGGTCAAGCGCCATCATGTTTCCGAAGCACCCCGTCTTTGTGGTTGTCAGCATTGATGTGCGCTCACTCTCGGGCAGAATCCGTGCATACCCTTCGTCGTTTCGCGGACGGTCGAGTCCAGGTTCATTGAAGTGATATATGAACTGGAAGCGGTCGACGGGCTCAACGGGGCGCGTCAGTACCACGCTGTCGTGTAGGATAAAGGCCTGATCCGCGTAGCGATTGTGGTGGAACAGATGCAGGCATCCCCATGTAGAAAAGTACGGGTTCTCGACCACCTGTGTGTGCGTGTCGAATACACGGGACAACGTGCTTCCCGTTGCAAGGGCAATGACCACAGGTGCTGTTGGGTAGACATGCCGTATACTTTCGATGCACCGCAGCAGAATGCGGAGATGGTCGGGGGTTTCGAGCTTCGACGGGATCATAAAACATATCGATTTAGGCGAGGTCGAGGACATTGAGTAATGCCAGGAATTTCGCTCGGACATAATTGCGCGGCCGCGGCGCAGGGAGTTGAACTAGGACTTCGAGATGTGCGGGCAAATGGGTACGCTACATGTCCGTTTGACGAAATGAACTCGAGCTACGAAGGGATGGTTCAATGCATCAAGGAGGACTTTGCCCATTTCACAGACCCGACATACCTAAAGCTCATCGACCATCCGAACGACTGTGCATACTATCCAGGCGAGACACTGCTGTATAACACTCGCTACGGGTTCATCTTCAATCACGAGTCTCCAGGTCATGCGGACTTGTACAAGACACAGGCATGGCCAGGTGGGAAGTTTCACTACATAGACAATTCCTTCAAGAACTTTCGCGATCGATACGACAGGCGCATCGAGAACTTCAGGGCATATTGCTCTGGGGGAGGTGATGTAACGCTTCTTCTCTCGAGTCACCCTCGGTCGTTTGACGACTTGCTGGGCTACCTGCAATCTCGATACCCGTCGACATCCTTCACGGTTCATCGTTTCGACATCAACAACCTTGCAGCTTGGTCCTATCACATGGACCTCATGCGTAAAATAACTTGACCAGCTTGGTCATCAACTCGCCTTCACGGATTCGATTGGTCGCGTCCAGCTGCTTCAGACGAATATGAAAGTAGTCGGGGGGCAGCTGGGCAACGTGCATATCGAACATCCTGTAGTCGAACATATCAAACCGCCCAAAGTGGGTTCGCGGAACGTCGATGAGTGCACGCCCAAAGGATACGTCATCCCATTCAAAGAACCCAGGTCCAGGTAGACATACAATGTCCCTTCGTGCGAGCAACAACTCTGCGACATCGCGCGTCATGCAGATACCCGCGCCCGAAATACCGTCTCCCATGAAAATGCCAGCAAAAAGCCGCGTTGGCGGACACGCATTCAGGCGGTCGATCAAGCGTGAAAAGATCCAAAACGACGACAGGTTCGTACGAACCACGTGTGTATATGACGAACTCTGCAGAAAGTATTCAATGGCTCCTAGTGTCTTATGGCGAATTGTCTGGAACGATTCTTCACCTGGAAGGCGCAGGATATCCCCATCCAACCACGGCTCCTTGACAGGATGATGTTCGATGAAGAAGGAGTCGATACTTGGGTGTGTATGCATGTACGACCTCCACGCGTCCCGTAGCCCGTCGTACGCGGCCTCCCCCGCACTCGAGAGGACGAGGACGAGGATCCGCATTGTATAGTGAAACCTACTTTCACTGGGTCCAAATAAACTACACAAATGAACTGGACTGCAGAGGATGTCATTTGTACCGACAAGTACTTGGCGGCCTTTCCCACTGACTACTACAAGACAGACTGTCTTCGGTACAAGACTCCTATCGTTTGGAGGGGGTCTGTTCGTGTTCCCACGACTGAGTTCAAGAACCGCAGGATCTGTGGTCACTCGGACTTTCCAGTGACCGATGAGATCGTGGACACGTATCCGACGGGAAGCTGGTGGGGTGTGAATGCAGAGTCGTCGCGCGTTCACGGCTTGCCACTGGGTGTGACGAACAACACGGACGAGAGCGAAGTCCACCGAATCTTTGGAAATGTCGATGTCATGGTGGAGGTCGCCAAGGAACCCAGAATCATGAAGGGATTGCTGTATGCGAACTTTGTGGTTGACAACCACCCCTCGCGCGGTCCTCTGATGGAGTTTGCCAAGACGCAGCCGTGGATTACCGTTGGCAGTCCAGATCAGACGATGGAGGGCCGCCGCGCCTTCTTGCGCGAGGTTCGTACCCACTCCTTCGTCCTGTGTCCTCCAGGCGGTGGGATTGATACGCACCGACTTTGGGAGACCTTGTACATGGGCAGCATTCCCATCGTGAAGAGGGACAATGCCCACGCAGGGTGGACCGACCTCCCCATTCTGTTTGTGGATTCGTGGGACGAGGTGACAGAGGAGCGCCTCATCTCTGAGCAGCGGCGAATCGAGTCAACGGAGTGGAACATGGAGAAGCTGAAAGTGGGATACTGGATTCGCAAGATACAGGAGAGTCCAATGAAGATTGGAACTGTGGTCACGGCAACGGACCTGAACCCGCTGTATTCCGACTTTATTCCCAGCTTCATCAAGGCATGGAAAGCTGTGCTGCCCGAGGCCGATGTCCACATCGTCTTGGTGGCCGAGGGGATTCCCGACTCCCTGAAGGACTGGTCGTCTCATCTGATTCTGTCCAAGCCCATTCCAGGTATGCTCACAGCCTTCCAGGCGCAGTGCATCCGTCTGCTGTATCCCCGCGAAGTTGCACGCGATGAGGGTGTGTTGATTACCGACATGGACATGCTGCCTGGAAACCGAAGGTACTACGTGGAAGGTGCTGCCCGCGGAGACTCGGAGTCCTTCGTGGTCTATCGCGATGTCTGTTTCCCTGGCGAAATCGCCATGTGCTACAATGTGGCTCATCCAAAGACATGGACATCCATGTTCGGAACCGAGGAGTCGAGTGTGATCCTGCAGCGCTGGTATAGCGGAACCAACTATGATGGTCGGCATGGTGGTGTGGGATGGGGCACGGACCAGATTGTGTTCAAGAAGATCTTCGACCAGTGGACTGGGCACAAGGTGGTGTTGAACGACGGGCTAACCAAATTCACCCGCCTTGATCGCATTCATCCGCGAAACTTTACGAACAAGGTCCAGCTTCGCAACACCCTGCTGCTAGGATACTTTTGTGACTACCATTGCCTTCGACCGTACTCCGAGAACAGGGAAATTAACGACTTTATTGTTTCGTGCCTACAAGAGAAAACATGGTGAACGCCTTCTCCTTTTGTTTGTACGGCCCGACGAAGGTCTTTTACCACCAAGGATTCCTTGAGAATTTGGAATTGATCAAGACGCACTATCCAGGGTGGGTCGTCTATGCCTACCTGGGGTCTGACACGGAGCCCGAGTTCAAAGCCAGTTTGCTCGCAGATCCCGTGGTTCGCGTCCGAGACACGGGCATTGTTGGCCCAAAGAACATGATTCATCGGTTCTTTGCAATCGACGAACCCGATGTGGACGTCTGCTTCTTCCGAGACGCAGACAGTCGTATTCACTGGAAGGATCGGTGGGCAATTAACGGTTTTCTGAAGTCGAACTATGCATGCCACATCATCCGCGACAACCCCGAGCACACCGCCCGAATCATGGGGGGTTTATGGGGACTTCGAAAGGGGGCGATCGGGTCGATACGCGATCTGTTTGCGAGGTGGAGACCTGTGCACGCAGGATCTGGCAATCCGTCTGATCCAGAAGGGTTCGGCGTCGATCAGAACTTTATAGTCCTCGTCGTCTACCCTCTTGTCACGCGCAACGCCCTCGTTCATTTTTCCAACAGTCGATTTTTTCGGGGCGAGACGAATCTAGTTCCGTTCCCATTTGACTATACAAACGACATCTACTGTGGACGGTACCAGCAAGGGCCCTTTGTTGATGGTCGTGCTCCTAGCGGCCCGATGTCACTCGTAAAAATTCCCATCCATAGACAATGAAGCAGCAAACTGTCGGCTCTCGTCGCAAGGTATGGAATGGAACGGCAATCAAGACCCCTGGCGGTCTCACGCGCAAGGACCTGACGCAGAACAAGCACGGTCGCATCGTATCTCGTAAGCGTGCTGCTCGTGCTCGGTCGGGTCGTGCCTTTACGCGCCGTCACAAGTAGATTTTTTAACACGCATGAACAATGGCATTCGCGGCGATACCCCTTGCGAGTCTCCTCGGGCAAGGAATCCCACTTGGAGTCACTGCATGGCTGTATATGCAGGGCAAGACGAATGCAGACGGTTCAACCCCAATGGCCGTAAGCGGCATTCGGGCTGAACTGAACCAGGCACTGCGAGCAGAGTACGCGGCGTTTGCAGCAGCTGACAAGGCAGTGATTGCGGCGGCCTTGAAGGAGGAGATGTCCAAGTGGCCAGCCGTATCTGAACCCGACTCCGTCAGGAAGAGAGGAGTGCTAGCAGCAGTCCTTTCGGCACCTATCGCAGTTCCAGTGGCGGTTGTGGCGTATGGTGTGAGGAATCTCGCCGCCTACCTGAAGAAACGGAGCGAGGCGGCGGCGGCGGCAAAGGCTGAGACCAAACGCTTGGCGGCGGTGGCGGCGGAGGCAGAAGAGAATGCGAGGCCACTGAGAGAAGCAGCCGAAAGGGCACGGATCGAAGCTGAGAGAGCAGCGTCAGATGCCGCGAAGATCAAGTTCGATGCAGAGGTGGTGGCGGCGGGGGCAGAGCACGCGAGGCTGCTGGCGGAAGCAGCGAAAGCTAACAGAACCAAAGCGGAGGCGGCGGCAGCGGAGGCAGAGGCGGAGAGCAGGGCGGCGGCGGCGAGGGCGGCAGCGGCGGCATCTGAAGCAGCCACGTCCGAAGCAGAAGGGAAGAAGGCAGACGCCAATCTGAAGGCCGAAGAAGCAAATGCAGCCATCGCAGAGATGCTTAGGGCGCGCGCGGCGGCGGACGAGGCAGCGGCAACGGAAGCGGCGGAACAGGCGGCGACGGAAGCGGCTGCGAAAGCGGCACGCGAAGCAGCGGAAGCAGAGAGGGTTCGGGCCACGGAAGCAGGGGAGAAGGAGGCGGCAGCAGCCGCTGCTGCAGCAGCACAAGAAGCTGCAGCTGCTGAGGCCAAGGCAGCAGCGGAGGCAGCGGAGGCAGCGGAGGCCCAAGCGCAAAGGCTGGCGGCGTCGGTTGACCTCGAGGAGAGGGAGAGGAGGGATCGGGCGTTGGCGTCGGTGCAGCTGAACGGACGGCGGCTGCCAGGGCTGCCAAATCAGTTCGGGAAAGAGCCGACTCCAGAAGAGGTGCAGGCTTCGGCGGCCGCGGTTCCTACGCCCTTCGCGCCCGAGGCTCCTCCTCCTGTATTCACATTACCAAGCTCTCCTCCGTCCCCGCCTCTCCTACCTCCTTTCCCCGCGGCTGCTGCAGATGCGGCACTGCCTCCTACTGCGGAAGCGCCCGCTCCAGCGCCAGCGCCACCTCCTCTTGTGGTTCCTGCTGCTGCTCCGAGACAGAGTCCCCCAGGCGCAAGCCCGTTCGCGGGTCCGCCCGCCCAAGGCTTCCAGTTTCCTATTCGGCCCAGTGCATTCGAAGAAGCAGACCAAGTGCGGGCGAAGTACAAGGGGAAATCAAAGAAGGATCTCGAAAAGATGCGCGCTCTTGCAGAAGCGCAATCAATCGCGGCACGTACTAGTGATGCCAAAAAGACGGCACAACACGAGATAGATACCATAAACAAAGCCATCGCCGCTCTTCCGCCTAGCGGCAACGGCCGTCGCAGCACCTCTCGGAAGCGCAAGGGTGGCAAGAGGCGTCGGGTGCGTAATTCGACTTTCAGAAGACATCGCAAGCATTGATAAACCATGTCGGACGATCTGGTTGTTGCCAAGACTGTCCAGACTGCCCCGATCCGTATCCTTGCCGAGGGCCTGAAGTCCATGCTGGTGGAGATGAGCTTGGTCTTTGACAAGGACGGGATCCGCATGATTGCCATGGACAACACACGCACAGTCTTGACGCACATGCGCCTGCATGCGTCCAAGTTTGAGCACTACGAGTACAACCACACTGCCCCCAAGCTGGATGTGGGCCTGAACACGGACCACTTTTACCGCATTGTCAAGACTGTAACGAACGATGATACCATTACCTTTTCAGTCTCCAAGTCGGAGTCCAACCACCTGTGCATCACGCTGGAGAACGGCGAGAAGAAGCGCCGTATCCGCAACAAGCTGAACCTGCTGGACCGCGACGAGTCCGACATCAACATGCCCGAGACGGAGTTCGCCACGCGCATCACGATGCCTTCCATGGATTTCCAGAAGATCTGCCGTGACATGACTCTGCTGTCGGCCAAGACCGTGGACATCAAGAATGTCGGGTCCACGCTGACCTTCACCTGCAAGGGTCCGTTTGCAAGCCAGACGGTGACCATGGGAGACTCAACCTCAGACATTGCGATTGACAAGCAGAAGCCCGACGAGATCGTGTCCGGGACCTTTAGCCTGCCGCACCTGGTCCTGTTCACCAAGTGCTCCAACCTGTCCAACAACCTGGAGGTCCACATGAAAAATGATTGGTTCCTGATGATTCGCTATGTGATTGCGAACCTCGGTGACATCAAGCTGTGCTTGATGCCTTGTTCCAGTTAAAAAGGGAATGTTCACATGAATCCCAACACAATCCCAATGCCACCGCTGAAGTTTGTTGACCTCTGCTGTGGAATTGGAAGCTTTCACCACTCCCTTGCCGCCGAAGGCATGGAGTGTGTGATGGCGTGCGACATTGACCCTTCTGCCCGCAAGACATACAAGGCCAACCATGGAATCGAGCCGCTCGGTGACTTGTACGCCATCGACCCTGCTGCCGTTCCTCCGTTTGATGTGTGTTGTGCTGGTTTCCCTTGCCAGCCCTTCTCCAATGCAGGTCAGCACATGGGGTTCGAGGACACGCGCGGTGTCCTGTTCTTCCAGATCATGAAGCTAGTGAACCACCACAAACCCAAGTACTTGTTGTTCGAGAATGTTCCTGCGTTGCTGAGTCACGATGGGGGCAAGACATTTGCCGTCATCACGCACACGATGCAGGAGGCGGGGTACGAGGTGGCATACACCAAGGTCACGTGTAGCGACTACGGAATTCCGCAGATGCGGAAGCGAGTCTTGTTGGTGGGCGTGCGTGATGGAGACCCGATGCCCTTGCTCGACTTCCAGCGGTTTGAGCACGAGACGACCATGTCCGAGTACCTGGGCAAGCCATTTGAAAAGAAGGTGGCCTACACCATCCGCTGTGGTGGCCGTGGGTCTCCGTATGGCAACAAGCACAACTGGGATGGATACGTGGTTAACGGTGTGGACACGCGTCTCACGCTGGAAGACGGCTTGCGTCTCCAGGGGTTTCCTGCGGGGTTTGAGTTGGTGGGATCGGTGAGTGACAAGTGGCATCAGTTGGGCAATACAATCCCTACCGTGTTTACTCGGATGCTGGCCAAGAACCTTACGCAAGCGCAGCCTGCACCTCCGCAACCAGGTGCTCAAAGCCCAGCTTGAACTGGCGGGCGTCGCGGGCCTTGGGTGTGGCGCAGATCAGCTTGCGAGTGGGACCCTCATCAAAGGTCTTGGGTGACGGATAGTCGTCCTCCATCGTGGCGTAGAGGAAGAGCTTGGGCGGGTGCTTGTAGGTCCACGCAGTGTCCAGCTTGGCCCGCTCCCGCGAGGTGGTCTTCAAACTCATGACCGCGTACTGAGAGATGTGCGTGCCCACCACGGGGTTCCCAAACACAATGTCGGGAATCGTGTCGCCGTCGTTGCGACCCTCGACAATGACGCCGCGGGCATCTACGTGGACCTGGGCCTTAAACGGAATCCCTGCCTCGCGCAGGAGATTTTCAATGTGGGCCTCAAAGAACTTACCGCCCTTGGACTGGAAGCAGGAGACGACCTCGTGGAAGAGGGCAGTGACCTCGTCGTCCGTGAAGACGGAGAGTTTGGGATGCGCGGCCCGGAGGCGCGCAATGTGAGCGGCATGCTGTGCAGACTTGAAGGCGGCGTAGGAGGCGAGGATAGATGCGTTGGAGAGTGCCATGGTTGCTGTTGTAGGGACCACGATCGATTCTTCTGGCTCGAACAAATCCGTTTTTCGAAACAACTCCATCAACACATTCTGAATCAACGGAACAATGCTAACACGGAGACCCGTGTTGACATTGGCTTTCCACATGGCCGTAGCGATACATTCACGCAGGGCAACTTCCATTACTTGGTTTCAGGTTTGACGGGTAAGCCGCACTTGCGGCAGCGGCGGTAGGTGCGACGACGACCCCCATTGACTGGTGACGTTTCTGCATCTGCGGCGAAGGAGGAAAGTTCGGGTTTCGCACTTCCTCCGCCACCCGACCCTTTCGCGGGCGCGAGGATATCGTATAACATTCGTGCATCTGCCTCCGCAACCTTGCCTCCAATGTTCACTGCCTTCCAGAATTCGGGAAAGCTACCTGCTTTTGCGAAGCCACGCGCCTTGGTACCTGACATTCCATTGGTCACATCTCGTTTGGCTTCGATGAACTCTGGTGGTGTCTTGACCTCTTCGCCTTCCTTCGGCGGTTTGAGTGTGAATGCCCACAGATTCTTGGGTTTGTCGGCGAGTTTGGGGTCAAAGATGGGCGCGCGGTCGGTTCCTGCTATGAGGTATGTGGACGTACACCCCAGTCGGTTCAACTCTCCCCACGCCGCAAGCGGTCCGCCGCATTTCCCAGTGTGGTCTGGACCGCACTTGGACGTGTCTACAAACGTAACCTCCTCTGGAGGAAACGCCTTTTCAAGGAATACCTTCTTGGCTTCAACCGAAAACGGGTTTTGGTCTTTGGGAGTTGTCTGCGAAGAGATGAAGATGTATGCCTTTCCATTCAACTCTTTTGCCTTTGCAATGACCTCGCGAATCATGGACTCGTGTCCAATCGTCGGAGGTTGAAACCGCCCTACTGCATACACACACGCCATTGTTCTTTCCACTGAAAAAGCAATGGACCAGGAGACGGCTATATCCATTCTCGTGGTCAGCACCACGATACTCCACGCGTGGTTGGTCTACATGTCCTTTTACTGGATCTCGAACAATTGCGAGTGTGTGTGATTACTTGGGGCGTTGATTGTGAGCCTTGTAGGCAATGTCGGACCCCAGCTTCATCTTCAGGGTTGGGTTGAAGGACTTGTAGTCCGAGAGCTTGGTGGTGGAGTTCCAGACCTTGATGATGTGGAACTGGCCCTTGGGACTGACCGTGACCCCTGAGATGGTCTCGTTCTGTCCCTTCAGGAAGGACTCGGCAATGCAGTGGACCATGCAGTCCACAAACACGGAGTGGGTGTCGCTGGCATCCACCTTCTTGGACCACGCCCCACCCTTGTCATTCTCAACCGCGTCCCAGAGCGGAGGAATGTCGCCTCGCATGAAGAAGAACATGCCCGATTCCCACATTTCCTTGGGGATGCCGTCGACGATGGTCCAGAAGTCAGAGACATCCTTGACCTCGAAGACGCGGATGTAGCTTTGCAGAGAGTAGTCATTGTTCGCAGGATCGTGATACCAGAGAGTCCACATTCTGGCAGTCCTCTCTTATCCTTCACCCACGCTATCCGTTTTCTCGTCGCATCCGCTCCTCGTGCGTCGCCACCGCCTTCGCACCACCCACCAAAAACGAATCTATGCAATACCAAGGGAACTTGAGGGTGGGATGGATACTGTAATCAACATCTACAGCAACCGTGCTGCCCTCACTCGCCCCCTTCCAGCCGAGACTGCGGCTCTTCTGCAGAAACTCGCAACCACCTTCCGCCCCGCCTTCCGTCGTCCGATTCGTCGCGAGGCACCTCCTGCCCGCGACGACAACTGGCGCTCCAATGTCCTTGTCGAGGTCGCACGGAAGGTCAGGGACAAGGAAGATCCCGACTACGACGAGATCAACGCCTTCCTCAACAAGTTGTCCAAGCAGACTTACGACAAGCTGGTGACGGCCATCAAGACCAAACTGGCCGCGCGCGACGCCATGTTCCGCTTGCGAATCACCACTCTTCTGTTCGACCGCGGCATCAAGCAGAACTTCTACGCCTCCATGCTGGCCGATGCATACAATGACATTATCAAGTCCCACGAGGATGCTCGCCAGGATCTGGCGGTCCAGATTGGGATGTTCGATACGCTCTACGACACCAACGCGGTGATTCTCGTACCCTCCTCCACGGACCCGACATTCAATGACATGATCATTGCGTGGACCAAACAAAAGGAGACGAAGCGTGGGTTTGCAGTGTACACGGCTGAGCTGTTCACGCGCGGCCTTCTGCCCCCGGGCGTCATGGAAACCATGGTACGCCAAGTGGTGGACGATGCCAAGGAGAGCATGCGCCTGCCAAAGACGCCGCAGGGCGAGGAGCACGTGGACCATCTGGTCCGCTTCTTGGCTGCCATTGCTCCCAAGGTCCGACTTGTGAAGGAGCTGGCCATTGGATTGCTGGCGGTTCCTCGGTCTGAGACGCCGTGTCTCTGTATGAAGTCTCGCTTCAAGCTAGAAGACTGTGCAAAGTAGGTGGCACAGCGTTCAAACGCGACACTTCCAAGACTCGGGGTGTTACAAAATGAGCTGCCCCTCCGCAACAGTCATGGCTGCAGCCGCAAAGATTGCGATCGAGCAGGATCGCCCGATCTATCTTGATTATTTTTCCGATTCGCTTGCCAAGTCCTGCTGCATCGGCGTCCGTGGAGACGAGAAGTGCCTGGTCAAGTCCGACACGGAGTACACCTCTCCCATCGCCTCCATCATGCGCCTGAAGGAGGAGAAGGTCTTTTTGATTCTCACAGAGAACAGCCTGTACGTGGTGTCCGCCGATATTCCTGTTAAACGCATCGTGGCGTCTACTACGGAAGGGACTGCGTAAATGACGGACACGTCCCCCCACTCCTCCACACATGCGTTTCCTCCCCCGCACCGCATTCTGTACGAATGCATGAATGACCGTTTGACTGCGGATCACTGGGCTGCCTACAAGGTGGCTCATTCGCATCAAGCTGAATTTGAAGAAGTGGACGCAGCCGTCATGAACTCCATCGACGACTTTGCCCCCTGGTTATCCCAATGGATGTCCTTCGCGCCTTCCAAAACCCATATTCGTCTGCGCATCCTCCTGGTGTGGCATGCACACTTCTTGAGCGCGGCCTGCCAGCAGACCCTGCGCCGTTCGTTAGAGCAGCGATCCTTCCGCTGCCGAATCTGGTTTCACATAGAGGAGCCCCTGCTCCAACCTGCAATCGTGAGCCGCTGCAGTGTGACATCCTTTCCTCGATACCTTCATCCACCCGTGGTTCACGGTACACTTGACACGTCCTATTGGGACGATGCCGCGGCTGCCGAAACGGAATTACAACGGACAAGGGAGTAAAGAGTATGCGCGTATTTACAGATGGATCCTGCCCAAGCAACGGACGCGCAGGTGCTCGCGCTGGATTTGCCGCCTGGTTCCCCGAGCACCCCGACTGGTCCGAAGGACAACGAGTACCAGATACGGAGGACCAGACCAATAACCGAGCCGAGCTCTCCGCCATCCGCCTCGCCGCCCAGATTCTGGAGACGCGTGGCTGCTTGGATGAGGACATTGTGGTGTATTCCGATTCGGATTACTCCATCAAGTGTGTGAGCGTGTGGGTGACAGGGTGGATGAGCCGTGGTTGGAAGACATCCGAGGGCAAGCCCGTTCTCCACCGCGATCTCATTGAGGATATCGTGACACGCATGTCCAAGTTCAAGTCTCATCGGTTCGTGCATGTCAGGGCCCACACAGGAGGATCTGATGACTTGTCCATTCAGAACGACAAGGTGGACAAGCTAGCGCGTGAGGCTGTGGACGGAAAGAAGGAGATTGTCGTTCCGCCGCCAACCGCAGAGATCGTGACTGGATGTCCTCTTGCCGTGATGGGGCCTCCCGTATCTCAGGGGGCTCTGCTGAATTGGGTCCGCGGAAACCTCGACGCATTCGACAGGGACTTGATTGACAAGCACCTGTACAAGGCGTTTCAGGAAATGTGCAAGGCAAAGAATGTGACGCTGACCAAGAACGTGAGCCAGCGCACGACCATGTTACGCGCGGAGCTGACCACAGTGTCCATCGAGAAGACGAGTTAAAGATTGGCTGGGTGTAATAACAAATGAGTATCGTTGCCTACAGCTTCTGGTCTCCTACCTGCGGCCCCTGCAAGCACATCAAGCCTGCTCTGGCACAGATGGCCGAGGACTTTCCTGCTGTTGTGTGGCAGTCCATCAACACACATGAGGACAGGACGGGCGTGGCGCCTGCGATGGGCGTGAAGGCCGTCCCGACGGTGGTGGTGGTCAAGAATGGTGTGGAGATTGGTCGTCACTCGGGAACCAATGTCATCATGTATTACAGTCTACTGCGGAAGGCGCTGGCCGCTTAAGAGCACTTTTTCTCTTCACCCTCCTTTCCAGTGCCCAGCGTTCCCGTCGCCTGGAGAGCAGTGGACATGTCGTCTGGGGACATGGCTGTTCCATTCGCCAAGGCCTGCTGTCCTGCGGGCGAGTTCACGGAGACCAATCCCTGGCCTGGTACATAGACAAACCCAGTGGACGAGATGCTGGCAACCTGAGACGCGTAATTCTGCAGGGGAATCACCGTACTAGGGAGGTACATCGGGTAGAACGACTGGAACAGAGAATAGAAGGTGCCACCAATCAGTGTTCCAAAGAGAATCGCATACATCACGCCCGACGTGATCGTGCGATCCTTGCCTGGGGGGAAACATCCTCCAGAGATCGACATTGCCTGACCAATCAACAGGAGGATACCCGCAATCAGGGTGCCAAGCGCATTGATGATTCCGCGGTTGAACCACAAATCAAAGAAGAAGTAGGAAATCACCGACACGGTTACAACAAGTGTCTGAGCTGTGCGGAAGTTATCGGGGATGCCTTCTGCGCCTGTAACTGTACATCCAGTGTACTCACTGCCGCCGTGCATCTTTGCTCCGCCTGCGGATGGTGCCGCTGCTGCTGGTGTGGCACTCGTACTCGAGGCACTCATGATGTTCTTGAAGATGTTGTTCATGAGCTCAATGAACGAATTCGTGATTGTCTCCAGTGGGGAATGGAGTCCTGCGGCAGACAAGCCCACAACGGTCGAGCTCCAGTAGACACCATCGTAGGTGATTGCGTCGGCCATGAGACCGAACAACAGAAGCGCGTGGGGAGTCAGCTTCAGGAGGTCCTTGCCCCAGGATACCGAAGTCACGCCGTCCACGCTTACGCCTGACATTGCGGAATATGCACCGATCAACCCTACGAGGGTGCAAGAAAACGCAAGCAGGAGCGACTGCCACCAGTTGAGGTATCCTGGTTTGAGATCCAACGGGTTCGGGTTAGGGGGAGACATCTTGTTACTTTGGGATACTTGATTTCTCTGCTCCATACAATGGGAGGTGGAGGCAGCAAACCGCCGTCGCTTCCGAAACGGACCGTAGTGAGGCCGAATACCAACAAGACCCATAACATCCAGCAGGGCTTGCAGATTAAGACTTCGGAAGGATGCTCGGATTGCAAGCTAACCATCGACCCTGGTGTGTCGGCATCGTCTGTCAAGATCACCATCAACCCCCGTCCCGACAAGGATGGAGCGATCCCGATCTCGGCAGCGGACAAGAACAAGACTGTTCCCAATATCTACCAGCCATCTAACTCAGTCACCCTCACACCTTCGGCACCCTTCACGGGCTCGTTCAATCCGACGGCGAGCATGCCGTACGGTGTGTCTGCGGTATGGTGGGACTCGATGGACCTGTTCTGGGGAGCACCCTTGCGCGCGGAGGGCAAGAAGGGCACAGGTGTCCAGGGAGACGCGTGTCTCTTGGTGCGCTCGTCCACGGCCCCTGTCATTCTGATGATCCCGATCCAAAAGACAACAGACGGCAGCAAGAAGGGTGTCAAGTTTTTCAGTCGTGTCGCGTCCTCAATTCTGACCATCTCGGGGTACGAGCCTCCCAAGAGCTCGTACGATCCTGCACAGGATCCCCATGTTGCGTCAGACTGGGAAAAGCTAGGCAACGGCGATAAGAGTGTGGACAAGGACAAGGTGAATGCCTACATCAAGTACGCGTCCGACGGGCACTACGATACGGGCGCAACGAGAGTTGCTGGGCCCGACTACCCGTCTGCGTCGGCGGACACTGGAAGTGACTGGTCTCTTCATTCCCTGGTGACGGGCAATGAGGGCTACTACACATGGATTAACACAGTCTACTCTCTCTCCAACGACGGAGAGTCGAACGAGTCCGTGGGCGGCGTTACCTTTGACACGACCTTCATGAAGTGGGCTCCTGCGACTCAGGCCAAGGCGCAGACCATGGGCAACCTGACACCTCGCGTCGTCTACTTCCAAGAGCCCGTCTACATGCTCGAGTCCGACTTTGCATCGCTTCGTGGAGCCGTGGATGCTCGCCCTCCGAACGAGGTGGTTCAGACATTGTCATCCTACGATCCGAAGGATCCCGACAGCGTGAAGGATCCGAATCACGTCTACTACCATCCTGCCTGCTGCGGTGCTGAGGGAAGTGCAAAGAACACCACCAAGTCAGTCCAGGCGACCTTTAACAAGCTACAGGCCCAGAGTAGCCTTGACTTCTGGACCAGTCCCACGATGCAGTGGATCATTTCCGCGTTTATCCTGATTCTGATGTTCTTGTTCCTTTCTTGGTTCCTGACCTATATCCACGAAGACCCCAACAACATTTTTGCCATGGTTGGCCACACCATCCGACCCCGCCCTGTTTAAAACGGACTTACGAGGGGGAGGAGAATGGACATGCAATGGTTATCGCTACTGCAATTGGTGTTTCGGGGACCTTGACGGAGTTGGTTGTTCCTCCCAAGACGGCAGATGTCCTCGAGTGGCTTCGCAAGAAGACCCGCCAGCCCACGCTCCAGTTCCAAGGCAAGATTCCACACGAAGAGGAAGTCTTCGCGGTCTTCGGTGTTCCCACCGATGACGCCGATGACGAGACTACGAATCAACACATGCTGCCCCCGCCCTTCAACGATGACATCTTCTCGGGCACGCTGGTGGTCATGAAGTCTGCGAACAGCAATACGGACGACTACGACTCTCATGCCAACCAGTACCACGATCTGCGGACCACAGAGTACGATGACTTCTACCAGTCCTGTACCTTTCGCGAGGATGAAGATGAGATTGTCGAGGATGACGACGAAGAGGGGGCGGGTCCTGTCGAAGAAGATGACGAGGAAACGGCAACTGAAGCCCGACAGGCGCTTCCTGTCCACACGATTCACGCGTCCAATGTGTTTGTGGACCACCCGCTACGCACGCGTGTCCGCAATCTGTTCGACAGCAATGATGTGGAGACGGCCATTCTGCAGAGGTGTGTCCGCGAGGCCCAGCAGTGGTTGATTGACATCGACTGGGACAATCCCGTGTTCCTTGGTCTGTATCGCAATCGGGCTGTCGAGCTGCATCCGCACCGGGCACAGTTGGCCACCTTAGATCCTGCAGAGTTTGCAGAAATGTCACCCGTCCAACAGAACCCTCAGCGCTGGGCTGACTTGATTCAGAAGACGGTCGAGAAGGACAAGGCTCTCTACTCCAAGGAGGTCACTGCGTCCATCGTGTTGTACTGCTCTCGCTGCAAGCGCAAGACCAAGTGCGATTACTATCAGATGCAGACGCGCTCGGCAGATGAGCCCATGACGACCTTCATTACCTGCTTGGAGTGTGATAAGAAGTGGAAGTTCTAATCTTATGGAATGACAATGAGTGCGTTGACAGACCCCCTGAAAATCGCCGACTGGCTCATCCAGCGGGCTGGGAACACTAACGGCGCCGTGGACTACAAGAACACCATAGAAAAGGCAAAGGGATTGCTTTTAAATCCGTCTGCATCGGGCGAGGAAGCAGTCAGGGTGGCCCGTGTCATGAAGGAACAGGGAGCGATTGTTCGTAAGAACGAAGGGGCGGCCACTCCTGCGGCTGCGGCTCCTGCGGCTGCTGCTCCTGCGCCCCAGACTCCTGCGGCCCAGACTCCTGCCCCCGATGCGGCGACGGTGGCGGCTGCGGCTGCTGCTACCGCGGCTACTGCGGCTGCTGCTACCGAGCCCCCTGCCCCGTCTGAGGCTGCTCCTGCTGCGGCTGCTCCCGAGGCTGCTCCCGAGGCTGCTCCTGCTGCGGCTGCTCCCGAGGTTGCTCCTGCTGCGGCTGCTCCCGAGACGGACGAGAACATCAGTGGAAGCAGTCGCAGGACCCGTCACCGCACGCCCAAGCGGAAGAAGCTTTCAAGGAAAAAGACAAACAAACGCAAATGAGCAACGCAGATGAGATCCGCGATACGCTCCGTGCCTGGATTGCAGCTGACGACGAGATCCGCGCCCTCCAGGCCCAAATCAAGACAATCCGTGAACGCAAAAACCAGCACGGTGCTGCGGTTCTTGAGTTCATGAAGGGAAACAACCTCGACAATTTTGTTCTCGACGGTGCAGGTGGTGGTGGCACGATTGCGAGGTCGGAGCGCACTGTGCGTCCTGCCCTGAAGCGGTCTACCCTTCGCCAGCAGTTGCTTCTACAGTTTGCTGACCAGCCTGAGCGCGTGGCCGAGGCGCTGCGGGCCATTGAGGGAATCCCCGAGGGAGGAGAGGACATGAGCGTGGGTGGCACAAAGCGCGATGTGCTCAGTCGTCGTTTGCCCCGTGCTCAGAATATCACGCTGGGCTGATAATGGAGTGGTGGGCATTTGTTCCTGGCGTGATTCTGATTACCTACATCCATCTGTTCAATGCCATTGCTGGCATGTACCTTGATTCGGGACGACAAATGCAATTGGTCGACCTGTATCGGCGCGTGGTGCCTCCGATGGAGATTACATTGAAAATATAAGTTCACTTGCGCTTCATCGCTGCGTCGGCGGCCCGCTTGGCCCACAGCTCGCGGATATTCATCGTCGCCGCAGGGCCCTTGACCGTGATTGTCTTGCGGACCACCTTCTTGGGTGGCATTTCTTGGAAGTGGGTGAGGCAGAGGGCATAGAAGTCGGTGACGGTCTCGACCTTGTTGGCTTTGAAGGCATGGACGAAGCACCATCGATGGTCGTAGTTGGTGGGAGGGTCGGCAGTTGAAGGGTTGAAGAGCTTGTGGCAGTCAATGCAGCGAAGGGTAGCCATGGTGTCCATTTGTTGGGGGGACAAGGACAATCTCTATTGTCTCTCTGGAATCCGTTTTCAACGCTCATTCACCAGCTTGAGGAAACTGAGAAACATGAAGACGAAGACCATCCACAAGGCAATGTGTATAACCATGTAGACCCACTCGCGCGTATAGGCCTTCCGTTCCTCAAGGTCGTCAAACGAGCTCATTTTGCTATAGATGGAACCTTCTCTTAAAGTCCGCGACGCTGGCCGACAGACTGGGCTTGTTCCAGAGAATCCACCTCGACAATGCACCCGGTGTGTCGGGCTTGCTCCAGTGCTCGCCCATTCCAGAGTGTCGTTTGATGTATCGTGCCCTACGAGTCACATTCTTGTGCTTCGTATAGTCACTGTAGCCCGCGGCCCCGAAGGGAACCACGCGTTCCTTACCATCCTTATCGAAGACCGCATCCCACTTCTTGCCCTTGGTGCGAGAACGACGCAGAGTCTTCAACCGCAAGTGTCCCATTGTAAAAAGTTGGGATTGTTTTGTTCACGCTTCAGAGTGCGTCGATCCAGGGCTCCCACTCGTCCTCGGGTACACCCCACTTGCGCAGGTTCAGGCATCCCTCTGCCACCTTCTCCAGAAGGGCGCACTCCTTACTCGCCAAGGCTGCGAACAACTCCTGAGTCTTCTCGCCGACTGACTTCTCAGGGGCGAAGGCCTCGTCGAAGCCCGCCAGCACATTGATCAGCCGCGTGATATGGCCGTCGCAGCACATACCCAGCGAGTCCTTCATCTCTTCAAAGAGCCGCTTGAACAGCTCAATCTTCACCCCACCATTCGGGTTGGCAGCGATGGTGAGGATCAGTCCGTCAAAGACCCTCTTGTACAGCCAGTCGGCCTGTGCGCGGCAGGTGCTTACCTTGTACCAGTGGTCGAAGTCCGCGTAGATGCGCGTCGCGACCTGCTGGGTCACCATCTTGGCAACCATGCAGTCCTTCAGCAGTCGTGCCACGAAAGCCTTCGTTCTGTCTGCCTGTCCTGAAGGCACAGGGACGGCCAGAAGCTTCTTCACGCCCTCGTGCGTCTGGTTCGACACCACGCCCGTGTGCACATTCTGCGTGTCTGCGGCAAAGGCCGCGAGAGTGCCTGCAGGCGGGCGCACTGTGCCTGCGCGCACGCGGTTCAAGTGCCAGTCAATGACACCGTTCTCATCCATCGGGTCATGCGGATTGTCCTGGTTCCACAGGTCGCGGATGAAATACTGCCCAGCCAGTCGGAGGCGCAGATGGCGAATTTGTGTGCGCCACCAACGCCCGCCGCCCAGGTCATCGGGCGGCATAAGATCTGTCCATCCTTGCACAATCTGCGGCCAGGAGGCTGGGTCGCGCTCCATGCGCTCGATGCCCGCATCCCACTCGCGCTCGATGTAGCGGCGCTTGCGGCGGATCACGTCGCCTGATAGGTGACGCTTGCACAGGCCACGGTCCGCGATGATGCAGGTGCATCTGGCCACGGAACACCGCTGCTCGCGCGGAAGGTCGAGGCGCGGGCGAATTGAGTCGCAGCGCGTGCAGTACTGGCGTCCAGGCGGCGCCATGGTGCGACACTGGAAGCGGTCCCCCCAGTGTGCGTGCTCTTGATTCATGATGCAGCGTGTCCGTGGAAGGGGCGGAGGAACGGGCGGAAGGCCCGCAGCGGCGAGGGCGCGAATGGCTGGAATGTGGAGATGGACATTCGCGTCGGTGACCTCGGGATGCGCGGTACGGTAGAGGTCGGCAGCGCGGCAGTGGCGGCGGTCATGGTTGGGTTGGGCGCAGAGGCCGCAGGTGCGGCGGCGGGGGACGGGGTCCATTTGTCTTGTGGTTGGAGATGATGTGGACGATTGTCTACACCGCTTCCCTTTTCGGCCGATGAAAAAGAATCCATTTTTGTTGAGACCTTTCCGCGGTCACTTGCCCTTGCGTTCCTTGAGTGCCTCGGCCACCCGAATGTGCTTGGTTGTACCCAAGCGATGTTCCTGCTTTCCCTTTTGCTTTTGGTTCTTCTTGAGTTCCTGGCGTGTCTTGGGTGGGTCCATGGTGTCCTTGTTCTACTCTTCGACGGGTTCCTTTTCAACGAAGTACCCTCTTGCAATGAAGTCCAGTGCCTCCCAAGACCCCGCACGGAGTCCTGCTAACTGTCCGACCACACGAAGTAGGACTGCGTCGCGCTCGTGGTAAGGAACAATCTGGACCACAAGCTTGAACAAACTGTCCACCGTGATGGACTCGATCGCTGACCTGGGGCGCGCGAGGTCAAAGGGCATGGACGCATCAAGCACTTGCCATGCGTCTGACCACGGAATGAGAGTGTCTCGGACCTTGGTTGCCAGAAGTTCAAGTTCGATGTCTAGATGTCTGAAGACGATGGGAGAACGGCGGCCTGTCGGGGTGGCGTTGCGGAGTGCGAGGAGAATGTCGGAGAAGAGCATTTTGTCTGACGGGGACATTCTATCCGTTGGCGAGGCGGGTATCCGTTTTCAAAAACGGATTCGTGGGGTACCGAGTATGGAGTACCTTGTCCCCGAACACCATGGCTACCTACTCCATCTCCCCCGCGACACGCACCTCCTTCCTGCCCCTGGTCAGCATGAACCGCCAAGACTACATCATCCGCACCGCCGCAACCTGCGTCCGCGGCCACGCCCGCCGCGCAACCGAGTACGCGCTCCTCGAAGACATCCACATGGCAGTCCAGGAGAAGGACCTCGTGGATGCCCTGGTAGAGAATATCAGGGACGACCCGACCAAGGACTCCGTGTGCGCGACCGTCTTCCGCGCGCGAAAGGAAGACACTCTCCAGGTGGCAGGGCATGACCACACCTTCACCTTTGCGGTCCTTCTGGTGCCATGGGGGAAGGTTGTGCAGTCCCTTAACGAGTGTCTCCGCCCGAACTTCCGAGTCTACCCGAAGGAGGAGGACGCGGAGATTGTCCTCTACTTGGAGTTCAAGCGCAAGCCCGTGATGAACCCCGAGGACGAGGAAGAGGTCATCGAGCTTCCCATGCGCCCCCGCACGTCGTCCGTTGAGTCGGAGTAGATTCAAGGTCTACACACAAATCCATTTTCCATGCCCGCCAAAAACGGATTCCGTTGTGACATGTGTCACAGTCAGTGCGGATACAATGGCAACCTTCACTACCTCTCCTCGCGACTGCTCCCCCACCTGCTGCGTCTGCCCTGCACCCAACGGATTCGGATCCGATGGCAACCGCGTGTGCCTGACATTCGGACCCGCACGGGACGAGCCCGAAACCCCGCCAGCACCCTGCTATGAGGTGTGCGACTTCTGCCACAATATGGTCCTCGAGACCGAGATGGGTGACCACAAGTGTGTGGAAGCCCAAGCCGCCCTTGCCGCGGTTGCCCGCGAACTCATTCGGGAAGCGGCAAGCGATGACGAATCGGACTCCGACGACGAGCGCGTGGATCCGCGCCCTGCGGTAGGCGGTACCCCGTGAGTCCGACATTGCACCCCGAGAAACCACCCAATCCTTTTCAAATGGCTCGGGGTCCAATGTGGGCTCGGGGTGGAGAATCGTTAAAAACGGAAACTGGGACCTCAGGAGATCTGTGTATTGGGCGCCAACACACACTTCCTTCCAACACGCATTCATCAACGCATCAAGATGTCTTCCTTCACTGCCATCATCCAGTCCCAGCTCTCCACCGCCATCAAGAAGGTTCTCGCGGACATGGACGCCCTCGGAGACGAGGGTGATGAGTTCATCGCCGCGGTGTTCCACGAGTTGTTCCCGGGTGTCGATGCACCCGTGGAAACCAAGGCAGACTCTGACTCCGAGTCTACCGAGTCCAAGAAGGGCCGCAAGAAGGGCCCGATGTCGGACGAGGCCAAGGCGGCCATGGTTGCCAAGCGCAAGGCCACCATGGAGGCCAAGGCCGCCGCACCCGCGGATGCCCCCAAGCCTGAGCCCAAGGCCAAGCTTTCCAAGGAAGAGGCCAGCAAGGCCCGTTCCGAGGCCGCCAAGGCCCGCTATGCGGCCATGACGGAGGAAGAGAAGGCCGCCAACAAGGCACGCCTAGCCGCGGGCAAGGCCGCGAAGAAGGCCGTGGCCGCCACTACGGCCGAGTAGATAGGCCAATGTCTCCCTGGTTCAGGGTCACAGACCACAAAAACAATTTTCCATTGGGGGTACGGGGTGCGAATCGTTGAAAACGGATTCCGTGGGTCCAAGACTTCTGTGTAGTGGGCCAGAACACGAACACATTCTGACTCACACGCCTTCAAGCTTCCAAGCATCCAAGCCTCCACACCTTCAACTTCTCCAACCCAGCATCTACAAGATGCTTGCATTCGTCCCTCACGCGGTCACGCGCCGCCGCGCGGGATTCGTGCGCAACCCTGCCGCGGGGTGGTCGCTCAACATCCCGCAGTGGATTCCCGCGCCCAAGAAGTCCACGCCCGTGGACATGGCCGCTGTTGACCGCGTGGTTGACGCGCTGTCCCGCTTTGTGGCCACCTGGGTCTCGCAGAGCCGCGAGATGCGCCGTGTTGCCTGCATCCGCGAGGCAGGCGCGGCATGGACGCGCGCCGCCATGACCCCCAACTGGGGCATCATGATGGAGCGGGAGGAGATTCGCCAGCGCGAATTCACCCGCCGCGAGCGCATGCGCTTCATCGCCATGTCCGACATGGACTGGCGTGCGTACTGCCGCGCCGAGATCGCAGCCGCCCCCGACCTGGGGCCGTTGATGGCCGCGTGGGTCCCCATCAATGCGATCCGCGACGCCAACGACGCGGCCAGGCGCGAGCAGGAGCGCGTGTGGCAGGAGATTGCCCGCGCGGGTCTCCACAACACGCAGCGGTCCGCGCCCGTGCGTGTCTCGCGCGTGGTGGTCAGCCGTGGCCGCTTCGCCGCCCTCGATGGCAGTGACTCCGAGTAAACAAAAACAACCCACAAAACGCTGAACCCAAAAGCACAAATGAGGCAAAGGATAAACCAAAGGGCAACGATGGCGAGTAAGGCTAATCTCCCCCTAA